ACCGTGTCGTGCAGAAACAGGAACCTATCGAGTGCGGTGTTCTCATACAGCCATTGAATCTTCCCCAGCTCCCACGTTCCTGCCTGACGCAACACCAGAACCTCACGATCACCCAACGACTTCAAGCAATCAGACAACCAATGCTCACGCCCAGGCGTCGTAGCAACAACAACTATCTGTCCCAACCCAACTCCACCCTTCTATCCAAGTCCCACTCCTCATGAGCAGGAATACCGTTTGCCCAACGCTTCTCATACAGCATTTGATTCGCCTGAAAGGACTTCGTGTTCGCTTCAGTTAGAGACGGGTCAGAGCCAATAGTCGAGGAATTGTCGTGATTGACCTTGGCTGACGAGTGAACGATTGGGATTCCGTGTGCTTGCGCTCGACGCTCGAAGTCGTTGTCCTCAAAGTAGGCGGGATGGAAGTTCTCGCAGAACAGGCCGACCTTGCCGACTACGTTGCGTCCAACATGAGCGCAAGCCCAGCCTGGATGACCAGCGAGCGTGATCGTGTCTGGGCTGCATTCACCGTGAAACTGCTGTAATGCACCAGACTCAAACCAAGCATCGGAGTTCAGCAACAGCCAACCGTCCTTGCTGTACGGGGTGGCCTTGATGCTGAGATTCCACGACGTTGCGACACCGAGGTTGCTGGGCATTGACCAGATTCGGTAGTCGTCAATTTGGCGATGATCGACCAGCCAAGGGCAACCCCACAGGCTTGCCTGTCCACCGTTGTCAATGATGATGAGCGTGTCTACGGGGTAGTCAATAGAGGCTAGGCATCGTTCGAGGAGGTCGTATCGGTTCAGGACTGGGATGACGATGACCGGCACCATGCCGATAACTCCTTCATGATTGGCTTCCAATGAGCCTCATAGACGCGATCTGCGGAGTATTGGGTAGCAAACTCCACAGCGGCCTTATCCGCCCCTCTGGGAGCCTCGTAGGAGGCTCTCAGGGCATCCACGATGGATGGCAGCTGTGGGGTGCAGAACCAGGCTTTCTGTGCCGCATCCCAGAACGGTTGCGTCTCCACCTTCCAACCCGACCCGACAAGCTCTGGCTGGGCGGTGTAATCCGACACGATCACCCGAGTTCCACACGCCTGAGCCTCCACCACAGGAATCCCAAACCCCTCACCCATTGAGCAAGCCAACAACACATCAGCAGCCGAATAGATGGCAGCGAGCGCACCCTGCGGAACACTCATTCGATAGGCGTACTGGTCGATGATCTTGTATTGCTCAGGCTTCAACCCGCAAGCCTCCAACAAATGCATCAAGTTGATTCCACCCATCGAACCCATCGACTCCGTGTGCAGATACAGAATCGCATCAGGTCGGGTTTGAGCAAAGATGGCGAACGCCAGAATGTTCTCAGCGAATGACTTGCGTGACGGATTCACACCCTTGTTCGCAGAGTTCATCATCACCACAAACTTGTCCTCGGGAATACCCATGATCTGCCGACCAGTCAACTCCTGCTGACCGTTGCTCCACTTGGCCGTCGGCTTGAACACATCCTCAATGCCATGAGGCGCATACAAACACTCAACATCCTGAGCCTCCAACATTCGTTTCCCGAACTGCGACATCGCAATCGGCTTCACATTCTTACGCTGACAGAACGCCACCACCTCAGGCGGGCAAGGAGCATGATCGATAGGCACCCACGAGGCGATGTTCGGGATGATGTCAAGCGACGCCGACTTCAACACCCACACATCAAACAAGGTCATCAACATCGGTGGCAAGTTCTTGTTGCCGTTCGACCAGTCCATCCAATGCGCTGTCACCACATCATCCGAATATGGTGCCATCCCACGCGGATACATCTTGATCCCGTTCCACATTGACGGCACCGCCTCGATGCCATACATGGCGTGGATCGCTACTTCGTTCCCTTCTTGGATGAGCCTCGGGACGAGCTGCGCGGTTTGGGTTCCGTAGCCGGTCGGGGCGAACGGGGCGTTCGAGTAGAAGAGGATTCGTAGCGATTCGGAAGAGGCTGGTCGGCTACTTCCGGCAAGTGCGCTACGCCCCGACGCAGCAGCAATTCCGCTTCCAGGTCGGGTAACTCGACCGGCGTGTTGTTGACGATGACGAGCATTCACGCAGACTCCTTCGCAGGTTGCAGGGGAAATGGATTGAGGGGCGGGTCGCCCTGCGTGTCCGACCCGCCCCTCAAACTTACACCACCGTTAGGTGGTTTGCCTCTGCTTCAGCGTTACGGCTGGAGCAGGTGCTTGATGTGGCTCGTCTGCGGCAGGTTGCCGTCCACGCGGAACTGTGCGCGGAAGGTGATGAGGCCTGCGTTGAACGCGTACTCATCCGACCTGTCGAGGCGAAGGCCACCGACCGTGCGTACGAAGTACGACGGGAGGTGTCCGACGATGACGGACTTGGTGCCGGTTGCGACATCGGCCATCGACGGGTTCTCGTAGATGGGCTTGCCGAGCAGCATGTCTGGGCTGTCCATTGCGAGGGACGGCTGGAAGACGTAGTTTCCAGCGGTGTCCTTCAGCTTGCGGACTGCACCGATCGACTTGCCGTTCATCATCCAACCCACGCCTGGGAGGTTGCGTGCTGCACCGTCCAAGGAGTAGAGGAGGTCGATGAGGTTGTCTGCGGTGAACGCCGTTGCGGTGCCTGCGGTTCCGCCAACAGCCGAGGCCGTGACGATTCCCTTCGGCTCAACCGTGCCGGTGCCGACCGTGAGGGCCGAGCCGACTGCGTAGCCGAGCGCGTTTCCGACCTGATCGGCGAGGAAGCCGAGGAAGTCGACACCAGAGTCGGTGAGGAGTTCTTCGGAAACCTGCGTCAGGAACGAATACTTGTATGCGCTCAACGTCACGAAGGCGTTGAATGCTGGGTCGGACTCGCCGATTGCGTTGCCTTCAGCGGTGATCGTGCCGACCGAGTAGGTGGACAGCGACGGAATCTGGAGGTTTTCGCCACCTGCGGTGTTCAGGACGGTCGAGGTCTGGAGGACTGGCGCAACGAGGCGAGCCTTCATGATGACCTGATCGTAGAACGAGGTGGGGACTGGTGAGCCGGTGCTGGTCTTCAACACGTCACGACGCTCGAACGAGTGGCCACGCTTCTCACCCATGATGAGTGAGCGGAGTGCGGCGGCGTCGTCGGCGACTGGTGCCTGTGCGACTGGGCGAGCCTGGTCTGCGATTTCGCGGGTTGCGGCATCGAGACGAAGTTCGCGAGCCTCATCCTCACGGAGCTTGGCGATCGTGTTGGCACGCTCGTCGAGTTCCTTGGAGATGCGCTCGTAGGTCTGCGATTCCTCAGCGGTGAGGTCACGCTTCTCTGCTGCTGCCTTATCGAGAATCGACTTTGCCTCGTTCCAGGCGCGGTTGCGAATCTCGACCTGGCGGTCGATGTATTCCTTCATGGTAGTTATTCCTTCTCCCCGTAGGGATGATGTTGATGATTGTGGATACGCAGGAGGGTTAGCCTGTCGCGGCTCCGCGATCAGCAACACCGAAGGCGGCTCCGCTCATTCGATGCAGTAAGTAAGAAGTTACTAGATGTTCTTCAACAGTTCAAGGTGCTTCGCCATGATGCCAATCGTGGCGGGAGCGGCCTCGGGTTGTGGCTCAAGTTTCGCCACAGTCTCACGCAACAACGCAGCGTGATCGGGGGTCAAAGTCTGACCTGCTTCAAGGTTCGTAATGGCGACAGCCAACTGATCGGCATCCATGCCGGTTCGCTGAGCCAACGCATCAAACGACCGCACCGACGCAGACGTAGCCGCATAAGCGGGGAAGCCTGTCACAACCGACACCTCGAACAAACGAATCTGCTTCAAGGTGCGTTGCATTCCATCATCGCTCCAACTATCGCCACCCGAAGGGACGGTGAACCCAAACGACATCGAATCCACATCCTTGCGTTGCATCAGCACAGACAGATCACGGCCAACGGTCGTGTCGGGCAGGTCAGCATCGACGAGCAAACCCTTCGAGTCTTCCTGCAAACGGAGCGTCTTGGCACGGGTCGTGGCGAGCAACATGCTGGAGTCGTGGTTCATATACATTCGGATATTGTTCCGTGAACGCAACGACTTGGCGAACGCGCCAGGCATGATGCGCTCGATGAACGGCAACGGCTCCGAGTCCGAGTTGAAGACTGCGGCGTAGCCGGTGAACGACATACCATCGCCCTTCGGGGCGGCACGAAGCTCGAACTCGTTGAACGTGACCCTGCGCGTCTCGACCTGTTCAGTCATGGCATCCACAATAGTTGACTTCTGTTCTGGTTTGCGATGGAAGGCGAATGACCTGTCGGCCTCTTCACGATCCGCTTTGATCGCATCCGACTTCTCCTCAAACCAGTTCATCGCAGGTTGCGGGTCTGTCGGGTCAATACCCCACAGGTAGAAGGCGACTGCACCGGCACCAGGGAACTCGTCGTTGTCTGGGTTCGTGTTGCGAGGGACATCCAAGTCAACTAGATGTCGAGCTGCCCAAGCGTTTGCACGAATAACTTTGTCTTCCGAAATCCGTCCTTGAGCCATCTCACGGGCTTCACGAACAGTACGAGCCACAACGCCTGCACCTGCAAGGCTCTTCCCGTAATAATCCAACCCTTTTCGGGCTGCTGACCTGATGTATTGCGGAACATCCAGATTCACCTCTCTCTGCTCGACACGATCCTCGGACTCGTCCTCGTCTTCTTCGATCTCGTCCTCTTCCTCGATTGGTTCGGGGAGTGGATCAATCTTGGTGAGGGTGGAGAACTTGTGGCCGACGAGAACTTCTGTGGGTCGCCAACCGTTGTCATACTCCTCATAGATTCGGATGAGCGCAGCAGGATCGTCCTCTGTCGCCTCGATGCTGAACTCGGTGCCAGGCACACCCAACGTGCCTTCACGCATCACATGTTCGATGCGACCCCGAGCCGTGCCACCGGACGAATCCCAGCGCACGAAGTCGCCTTCGGTCAGTTCGTTCGGTAATGCCCGCTCGCCACCAGGCTCCATGTCCTCCGCGATAGACACCGCAACCATCTGATCGATGGCATCCTGTTTCGTTCCGTGACAGCCGATCACTTCACCGTCCTCCTTCTCGACAGCCCAACCTGAGCAGTTCGGATTCGTATTGCTAATGAAGTACGGCATCAGACAGGCTCCGTCAACCAAGAAATGTTATGACCCTCTTTGCCTGAGATCGCGTACAGCAGATCGGTTGGAGAGATAACCAAGTCCAATGCCTCCAACTTGTCCAACCTATAACCAGTCGAAGTGGTCACAGCACTACCACCGATGTAGACCGCATCGGTGTTGTCGTTGTTCTTGATGTGCATCTTGTACGGATTCCCACCAGCAGCGTTGATAAGAACGCCGTCAACGACAGTAGGAGCCGTGCCAATCGCAGTCACACCGCTATAGAACGCCATCGAACCTCACACCAACAGAAGCAACTCGGCTTCATCTTCTAGTATTGACCATGCTACTTCACCAGTAGCAGACGCCGACAAGGACACAACAGATGATCCTGAAACAACAATTCGCTCAGGGACACGAGGCAACTCAACCTCAACCGAAACAACTGAAACCTTCTCAACAGGAACCTTCGGTTGTCGATACCAAGGATTCCCACCAGACGGATACGAAGGAGTCGGAGTCGGCTGAGGAACAACCGTCGCCTGAGCAGACCCAACCATCGACCCCAACTGCCCGTCGGCGTAAGGCCGCACAAGAACCGACGACGTAGCCGAACCAACCCCAGCACCCAAACCAGCCACCGCTGAGACGCTGTGAACCACAACTGGCGAGGCAGACCCCGAGACAGAACCCAGCATCGCCGACCCGACAGCCTGATGCGACACCGAAACCGAAGCCACACCAGCCAAACCACCCAACTCGGCCAC